TGTTCTCGTAGTAAGGGTCAAGGTAATTTAACAGATAAGACGAAAGCAAATTATTGGTCTCGTCGTGAATGGAAGTGCTAATGCCTCATAAAAAATTATCACCTAAACAAAAAAAGTTAGCGAGAGTTGCTAAACCTCGTAACAAAATAACAGGTGCAGACTTTAAAAAGTTAAAAAGTAAAAAGAAAAGAAAATAGTGGACGCTATTGTACTTATAGAAAGGTTTCTTAGAAACCTCAGGGATAGGAGAGAACAATTAGAAAATACTCTTATCGCTGGTGGTATCAAGAATATGGAAGACTACAAAAAAATTGTAGGCGAAATATCAGGTCTCACTTTCGCCGAATCTTTAATAACAGACCTGCAAAATATAGAGGAGCAAAAAGATGGAAGTTGATAAAACTAAATCATTTGGCGAGGGCACACCTAAAGTATTACCTGATGTGGTAGATAATTTAGGTAAAATGAAAAAACCTGAGGAAGAGAAATATACCGCAGAAAAAATCACTGAGGATGAATCTCTTACAGAGAAATTACCTAAACCGACAGGTTATAGGATACTAATACTACCGTTCACCCCTAAAACTACAAGTAAGGGTGGGATTATTCTGGCAAACCAAACTTTAGAGAAGGAAAGACTAGCTACTAATGTTGGTTTCGTAGTATCATTAGGACCAGATGCATACAAAGATAGCAATAAATTTCCTGAAGGACCATGGTGTCAAGAAAGGGATTGGGTTATTTTTGGCAGGTACGCAGGAGCACGTATCAAAATTGATGGCGGAGACTTGCGTTTATTAAACGATGATGAAATATTAGCAAGAATAGATGATCCTGAGGATATTCTTTCAAGCTCGTAATTAATCACGCAACCAAAAGAGGTATAACATGGTAGAAACCGTGCAAACAGAAGAAGAATCACTAGAAGTGACTCTTGACGAAAATAACGATGTTGTTCAAGAAGAACAAGAGGTAGCAGTAGAAGAAACTACTGCTGAAACACAAGAAGCATCATCCGATGCTGAAGAAATCGAAGAGTATAGTGAGTCGGTACAAAGACGTATCAACAAACTTACTTATAAGATTAGGGAAGCGGAAAGAAGAGAAAAAGCTGCACTTGACTACGCTAAAAACGTACAAGGTGAACTAGACTCAACAAAAGAAAAACTTTCGCTAAAAGATAAAAACCTTTATGATGAGTACAATGCTCGAGTAAGTTCCGAACTTACAGCTGCAGAGAATAAGCTAAAACAGGCTTATGAGATGAATGATTCAGAAGCAATCATTGAAGCTCAAAAAGCAATGGCTACTTTAGCAGTAGAGCAAGAAAGTTTAAATAGGGTAAAACCAACAAAGGATGAAACAGAACAGGAAGTAAAAGTTGAAAGTGCAGAAAATACTGAAACAATTAATATTCCGTCTGCTGAAGAAACTCCTGAACCTGATCCCAAAGCAGTTGCTTGGGCTGAAAAAAATGATTGGTTTGGTAAAGACATAGCTATGACTAGTACCGCCTTTGCCTTTCATAACCAACTCATAAGAGATGAAGGTTATGACCCTACCTCTGATGATTATTATTCAGAGTTAGATAAAAGAATTGTAGATGCATTTCCTCATAAATTTGATGGTAATGCACCACAAAAGAACGTGCAGGATGTAGTAGCCGTGTCTTCCAAGGGGGCAAGGTCAACCAAAAAAGCACGCACCGTTCGTTTGACACCGAGCCAACTCTCAATAGCGAAGAGACTTGGTGTGTCACCCGAAGAATACGCTAAACACGTGAAAACGTAGGAGTAAAAATGGAAGATAAAACCAAATCAGCTAGAACTCCAAGAGCTGCAGAGTCACGAGAAAAAACAGTTCGTGCGAAACCATGGCGACCTCCGTCTTTATTAGACGCACCTGAGCCACCTGCTGGATATGTATACAGATGGATACGTGAATCTATGGTAGGGCAAGATGACAAAGCGAATATGTCAAAACGTATTCGTGAAGGGTTTGAACCTGTGAGAGCAGAAGAACACCCTGAGTTTGAAGCTCCAACTGTAGAAGATGGTAAACATGCTGGTGTTATCGGTGTTGGTGGGCTTATCCTCGCTAAGATACCTGAGGAAACAGTAGAGCAAAGAAGGCAGTATTATGAAAATATGTCTGCTGATCAAATGAATGCTGTTGATCATAATCTAATGCGAGAAAGTAACCCAGTTATGCCTATTGAAAAACCCAATAGACAGACTAGAGTTACCTTTGGAAGTGGTACTAAAGAAGATTAATTTTTAGTGCTGTAATTTTAATTTTTACATATAAAAGGTAAAAAATGGCAAATGTAAACGATCCTAACGGATTTACCCCAGCATACCATATGACTGGTGGAACTATCAGACCATCTGAGTTTGCTATCCAAAGTGGTGCAACTGGCGACATCTTCGCTGGTGACGTTGTTAAACTTACTTCTGGATACGTACTTCAAGGTGGGGCTACTGATGCTCCTCTAGGTGTATTTTATGGTGTGGAATACGTAGCTAGTGATGGTGAAATTGTTTTCTCAAGAAAATGGCCATCAGGCACTACTACACAAGGTTCTGCAGACGCTAAAGCATTTGTATATGCTGACCCTAATATCGCATATGAGGCACAGTACACTGGTACTCCAACTCAAGCAGATATTGGTAAAGTACATACAATCTCTACAACTGCAGGTGATTCTAACATGAACCGTTCGAAAGAAGGTGTAACTACTACTACTGCTAGTGGAATCGCTAAACAAGTTGGTTTCGTCGAAAGACCTGACAACTCAATTGGTGAATTTGCTAGAGGGTATTTTACGTTCCCAGCTTCAACGTTCGGTAATGACTAAAAGGTGATATAGATGGCAATTAATAGAGCTCAATTAGTTAAAGAACTCGAACCAGGACTTAATGCACTTTTTGGTTTAGAGTATGGTAGATACGAAAATGAACATGCTGAAATTTTCGATACTGAAACTTCGGAAAGAGCTTTCGAAGAGGAAGTAATGTTATCAGGTTTCGGACAAGCTCCTACAAAAGGAGAAGGTGCGGCAGTAACATATGATTCAGCACAAGAAACTTTCACGTCTCGTTACTCTCACGAAACTGTTGCGTTAGCTTTTGCGTTGACAGAAGAAGCGATCGAAGATAACCTCTACGACACTCTTTCTTCAAGATACACAAGAGCCTTAGCACGTTCGATGGCAACTACAAAACAAGTTAAAGCTGCGAATGTTCTTAATAATGCTTTCTCAACTTCCTTCCCAGGAGGCGACGGAAAACCATTATTAACTACTGACCACCCTACACTAAGTGCAGGAGATCAGTCTAACGAACCAAGCACTGCTGCTGACTTGAACGAAACTTCACTAGAAAATGCGATGATTGATATTGCTGCTTTTAAAGACGAAAGAGGCATTAAAGTCAACGTACAAGCTAGAAAGTTAATCATACCTCCTCAGTTACAGTTTGTTGCTGACAGAATATTAAACACTCCAGGAAGAGTGGGTACTTCTGACAATGACATCAACTCATTGAGAAACATGGGTATGTTACCTGAAGGTTACGTAGTGAACCATTACTTAACAGATGCAGATGCATTCTTCATCAAAACTGACTCCCCTAACGGTATGAAGCACTTCGAAAGAGCTGCAATGACTACTGGTATGGAAGGTGATTTTGAAACTGGTAATGTTCGTTACAAAGCTAGAGAAAGATATTCTTTCGGATTTAGTGACTGGCGTGGAATGTACGGTTCCCCAGGAGCATAATCTTAATATCATATCTCCATGATAAAAGTTAGGGAAGCTTCGGCTTCCCTTTCTTTTGATCTAAAAACAGTATAGAATTTACTGATCTAGGTTATTTAACTAATTCTATAGACTGACCTAGCAGACAAGCCAAGACTATAGAATACTTTTCCGCAGGAGGGAAACTATGGCAAACTCAACATTCAATGGTCCAGTTCGTTCAGAAAATGGATTTAAAACTATTATAAAAGATAGTACAAGTGGTAGTCTCACTAACGAGATGACTATGTCAACATACAGCACATCTATTACTGTTGCTGCTACTGGAACTTCTCATAAAGAAAGTTCAATAGGTATACCTTCAAACTTTATACCTATGGGTGTAGCGATTACTGTAACTAGTGCTGCTGCTAACAACGTGAACTTAGTAGACATCGGTACTGACGCAGATACTGATGGTTTTGTAGATGGTATCACAGTAGCTATTAACTCAACTGGTTTTAAAGGATTCTTTCCTTGTAACGGAGTTTTAGGTATGTCTGGTGGTGGCACAACTGCAGCTACAGAAACAGCTGATGAAGTAGAACTTGTTATTTCAGGAACAGCTGGTGCTGGTGGTGTAATAGCTCTTAAGTTTTTTGGTATTTCATCAGATTCACCAACTTCTTAATAGGAGTAAATTATGGCAGACGCAGTAACTTCAACAACCATTTTAGATGGTGACAAAGACTTTATAGTTCAGCTTACAAACGTGAGTGATAGCACTGGTGAAAGTGCTGTAACTAAAGTAGATGTAAGTGGTCTAACAGCTAGAAAGAGTGATGGAGCTGCATGTACTGGTGTAAAATTAGCTAAAATATTCTACAGTATACAAGGTTTCACTAAGGTGGGATTATTGTGGGATGCATCTTCTGACACTTTATGTATAGAGTTAAGACCAGCAGATGGCATGTTAGATTTTAGCGAGTTTGGTGGATTACAAAATACTTCTGGTAGTGGTAAGTCAGGTGACATAAACTTGACTACAACTGGAGCCAGTAGTGGTGATTCATATATGATTGTACTACATTGTATAAAATCATATAGCTAAGTATGGCAACATCTGGAACTAAAACTTTTTCGCTTAGTATAGCAGACGCTATAGAAGAAGCGTATGAGTTAGCAGGACTAGAAGTTAAAACAGGTTATGACGCAGAAACTGCTAGAAGGTCTCTTAATATTATGTTTGCTGATTGGTCAAACAGAGGTGTAAACCTTTGGACTATTGAACAAGTCAGTTTAGATTTAGTATCGGGAACTTCAAGCTACAATTTAAATTCTTATGATTTAGATATAGTTTCTGCTGTCATACGCCAAGTAGACTCTAACGGCACACAAACTGATTTACAAATTACTAATATAGGCAGATCAGAGTATTTAAATATACCAAATAAAGCTTCAACAGGTAGACCAACACAATTTTTTATTGATAGACAAATAACTCCAGTCTTAAAAGTTTGGCCAACACCTGATAATTCAGCAACATATAAATTTGTTTCTTACAGAATACAAAGAATAGATGATGCTTCAGCTTCTGCACAAGATCCAGAAGTGCCTTCAAGATTTATACCCTGTATGGCTAGTGGGTTAGCTTATTACATAGCTTTAAAGAAAAACCCAGAAAAAGCTACCATACTAAAAGCTCAGTATGAGCAAGATTTTAAACTAGCTTCAGAGGAGGATAGAAACAGAGCATCTGTGATGTTGACACCTAGTAGGAGTAATTATTAAATGGCTAAGAAAGGTTTATGGGCTAATATACATGCTAAACGCAAACGTATAAAAGCTGGAAGTGGAGAAAAAATGCGTAAAAAAGGTGCTAAAGGTGCACCAACTAAAGCACAAATGTCTGCAGCAAAAAAGGGTAGTAGAAAGAAAAAGAGGAGAGCTTAATATGAACGATGAAGAATTAGCCCTAAGTATAAGCATAATGACTTATGGGTATGCTTCAATAACTGGAATAAAATAATGGCATATGCAAGTGGCAAGTACGCAAAAGCCATGTGTGATAGATGTGGCTTTGAGTACGAATATACACAACTTAAAAAAGAGTGGAATGGTTTAAAAACTTGCCCTACTTGTTTTGAACCTAAACACCCACAGCTTGAACCACTACTGAACTTTTTAGAGCCTCAAGCACTCAGAGACCCAAGACCAGATAACGATAAAGAAGTAGGTTTAGGTAAAATAGTTACTACATCTGATCCTATAGGAAAGGTGATAAGTGGTTTTCAAGTAAATACTTCTGTCGGCACGGTAGAAGCAGGAGTAGTCGACATTAGCCATACTCAAGTCTTGAGTTCTTTATCAGCCAGCAGTTCATTAGGAGCTGTAATAATTTCTGGTAATCTAGGACAGAATATTGCTGTAAGTGGTTTAACATCTACATCTGCACTAGGTGCTCTAAGTGTAACTTCAAACTTCACTAATTATGCTGTCACAGTAGCCTCTTATTTAGGTGGCAACAGGTACTATATAGATGGAGTTGTGTATCCTACTTTAAATTTATCTGAAGGCAGTACGTACAGGTTTGACCAATCTGATTCTAGTAAC